AACACCAACACCAACACCACCACCACCACCAACACCACCACCACCACCGACCAGCGCCTCGGAGATCAGTGCATGATGCTCCGAGGGCCAGGTCGCTACCAGTATGTTGAAAGCTCGTCTGACTATCATCAGATAGCGAATCCGCTGATCGCCCCTATCAAGGGAGTGCGGATGCGCCTACCTCGTTCCTTGGAGGTTAGCCGCGAGAAAGCTCAGCAATGTGGCCCGCTGCTTCGCCACTTGCACCCGGTCGTTCCTGATAACGGATGGCACAATACTGTCGCCGCATTCAGGAAACGATGCAATTACTTTAACGCGGGACGCGCAACGCCGAAGATTACGTCAGCTGCGCAAAGGTTGACAAAACGCTTGTGTCCTAAAGCCCTTGAACCGTTCGAATGGACGGACAGTCTTTATAAGGCCTGGTTGGCAAAATTTGGTACTGAAAAGCAAGCTAGGATGAACAGAGCGATCAACGATTTGTGTAATGTAACTCTTCAGGATTACACACACAAGGACATTTTTGTCAAAGTTGAGGCGCTCCTAGTAACCCACAAGCCAAATTGGGCCCCTCGTGTCATTTTCAAGGGAACCGACGTCTACAATGCAATTTCTGGGCCCATTTTTAATGAGCTCATGAGACGTTTGGATCATTGCTTTGAAGGCATGAAGGGACCATATCAGTATCACACGAGTTACAGGAAAACACCCTGTGAATACACTCATCATTTGGAGATGAAGACAGAGAAAGATTTTTGGGTCGAAGCCGATTTTAGTTCCAACGACAAGTTTCAGTGTGCAGATGTCCAGTTGATTGAAGTTGCGCTTATGCGTGTCTTGGGATGCCCGGAGTGGTTTGTTCGTCTTCACATGAGAACAAACACTTTCAAAGTCAAAAATTCCAAGCATGGCATCACAGCAAAGCTTCAGAACCAACTGCCCACAGGCGCGACGGATACAACGTTCCGCAACACCTGGTGGAATTTGTGCATTCTGCATGCTTCGATGATCGAATTGAAACCGCAAACTGTAGTAGCGATGGTGTTAGGCGACGATATGCTAGCCCGTGTCACTGGCAAGTGCCGTTATGTCGAAAAGATTTACACTTCCATTGCGAGCGAGGCTCTAATGGAAGCCAAAGTCATACGGCATGCCAGGTTGTGGACGGCGACGTTTTTGAGCAAGTTTTTTGTTCCTGCACAGAGTAAGCACCTTACGGTCCCCATTTTGGGTAAAGCTCTGGGTAGGTTCAACATGCGAGCTAACAAGAACCAAGCTGTTTCCGACCATGAGTACATGGCTGGCAAATCTGTCGGCTACGCCTACGAGTTCCGCTATTTTCCAACCATTCGAAACATCTTCTTAGAGCGATTCAAATACGAGTTTGCTTTCGTGGCCGATGAGAAACGAAAGCTGCTTGATGTTGACGCTGGTCTCACCTGGAATGCCAAAGCTGCTGGCGTGACGTTGCATAACATTACCAAAAAGATAGTTGTTCCGCTTGAAAACTGTCTTTCTGATATGGACTTCACTGCCTTTTGCATTGAGCGTTATTCTTTAATGGGATCAGATGTCACAGATTTGTTCGAGGAAGTTGTTTTG